TTACAAATGCTGATTATTGAGTTTTATTGTCTGTAGTGCGTTTTTATCGCCACTATTTTTGGTGTAAATACGATCTAATGGATTGAGCGTTACCGCAGCCTCAAGGTGGTCTGGGGCAAAGTGTGCATATCGCATCGTCATAAGAATCGTACTATGACCTAGTATCTGCTGTAGCACCAAGATATTCCCCCCATTCATCATAAAGTGGCTTGCAAAGGTATGCCTGAGAACGTGAGTTCGCTGACCTTCCGGCAACTCAATTTTTGCTTTCTTTAGCGCCCAAGTAAAAGCTTCATAGCAATTTGAAAAGAGACGGCCTCGACGTTTGGGTAACAGCTTCTGGATGTTATCCGAAATCGGGACGGTTCTGTTTTTCTTGCTCTTGGTATTCGTAAATGTGATCCGTCCCGGTAAAACCTGAGACTGTGTTAATTTTTCAGCCTCACTCCATCTGGCCCCAGTCGCCAGACATACACGAACAACAGAACCAAGATCGGCGTTGCCTGATTCATCGCAAACCGAAAGAAGCCTCTCAATCTCATCTTCATACAGAAATGAGAGTTCGCTTTCACTAACTTTAAAATGGCGCACACCTTCTAAAGGATTTTCACCAGCCCACGCGCCAAGACGCTTTAACTCAGAAAAAACAGCGTGCAAATATGACTGCTCACGATTTACGGTAGCTTCCTTAGTTGGCTTTTTCTTATTAGCACTCCATTCACCTGATAACCGACGCTTCCGGTAAACAGCAAACATATTGCGGTCAAATTCTGAAACGAGCGGATCTCCCATCCTTTCGCAAACAGCCTTCAACTTAGCCTGCCGTTCTTCACCCGTAGTCAATGTTTTACCGTGCATCTCGTACCAAATATCAACAAGCTCAGACAATCGTTTTGAACTATTAACCACTGAAACATCGGCATGCACCATCAATCGGCGCTCATGAGAAAGCGCCTCACCTTTTGTAGCAAACTGTCTACGAATACGCCTTCCGCTTGCCCCATATGGATAACATTCACAAAGCCACTTTCCTGATGCGAGTCGCCGAACTGTCATGTCACAACCCTCATGAACAATATTTGTCAGGGATTACGCCTAAATTTAAAAAATCCAGAAACTCACTTTCAGTTAATATCATAGTTCCTTTTAATGCTGCTATTTCCATTTTTTTCGGACCCGCATTGCGGCCACAGCAAAGAATATGAAGATTTGCAGTCACATCATTGCGAACTATCATACCGGCAGAAATTGCAGAATTTTTTAGCCTGTCCTTATCTGTTTTTTTAAAACCAGTAAAACAAACTTCGAACCACAGATAGGGCAATTAGTATCTGTACTAGGTATATAACAATCACATTTTTGGCAATGCACTATTTTCAAAATTTCATTGTGATTTCCCATAGCTATCTCACTTCATATTTTTGAAACGATTTCGCCCACAACAAAACCAACAACAAATACGATAATGAACACTAAATAATGCGTTGTCAGCATTTTAATAAATGGTGTTCTATTAACAGAATTACTAGTTCTGATGTTGTCATTAAAGGAAACAGACATATCCTCTTTACATTCAGGTGAAACAATGGGAGCTGTTTTTTCTATCCACTCATAAATTTCAACGAGTTGATTGTGGCTTAATTCATCCAGCCGTGTGTTTTTGTAATAAATACTACAATGTTCATTCAGTTTATGGCGCAAATCCTGCGCCTCTGTTTTATTCAAGATCTTAGCGACAAGAACTTTTTTTGTTTTCTTCTCCTTACTTTCTGCCAGTAAATCGTTGAGGAATTTTAACGCAACCTTGTACTGACTACCTGATATCTCACTCACACCGTTCACGCCAAGTTCAGCGTGCAACTTTACCCAAACTGGCGCTGTTTCTGTGTTTTCAGACTCAGCTACAGCATTTACAAGTTTTCGAATGCTGATACGTTGGGACTTTACTAACGGGCGCTCTTCGCCCGCCTTAGCTGAAACATTGATATTGATTGTCTGGCTACTATCCAAACTCTCAATCTGGACGTTATTTTCTTTATAATCACGCCCTGCAATTTTATTTTTATCCCCGTTCAAGTTTAAATCCATACCCAGCCTTCCTCTCACTACTTACTTTTTCTTTTCGTGATAATCCCCGCCCGCTACACGGTTACTGTTGCCTGATACGTTGACAGAAACAGAAGCAGAACTACCGGCTGTAAGAGCTGCCAATGCTGCAGCTTTAACGGCCAATGGAGCAGAACGATAAAGCGACAAAAGCTCACTTTCATCATTACTCAATGCCGACATAGAGCGCTCACCAACCACAACATATTGAATATCAAGACCAAACTTGGACAAAAGAGCTAAGTAAACAGAATCAGGGGAACTATCGCCCTTTTCATATTTGATCTGAGTCCACTTTTTAACCCCTCCCATATCCCCCATAGCAGCCTGACTCAACCCTAGCCTTTCTCTTTCTTCCTTCAAACGCGCGCCAATTGATATTTTCACACCAAACCCCTTGACAGGTGTGTTTTTCCACACCACAATATTATTAACGAACTGATAGAGGATCACAATATATCACTATGAATCAAGAACAACACACTCATAAGTCACGATTGCCTAAAGGTGCCTTCAAAGGCAGGCCGATCGCCCTGCGTCTGACACCAGAAGTTCGTAAGACTGTAGAGGACCTGGCAAAGAAAGAGCTTCGCACTGACTGCAATATGGCCCACGTCATTTTCATGCGCGGACTTGAGATCATCACTCAGGAGGGAGAAGAAAAAGAATGAGTAACATAACTATCAACATTAACATACCTACAGCCTACGTCCGCTTGGAGAAATACGCGGAAATGACAGGTACACCAATCGGCACATGTAGGGGAATGGTTCGCGATGGACGGATTATTATCCGTCCAAAAGAAAAAGCTAAAGACGCTATTGAGGTAAATCTCGTAGCCATGCTGAAAGATGCCATTGCGAATAGCTGAACTTGCAGCCATGAGCAAAACACTAATATATATTTCAATCAAATACATGATTATACCTGTTCTAGCCATGCTGGCATCGCTGATTATTATAACTTTTAACAGGGCTTAATCATGTTCAACCCAAAAAACCTGCTTGCAGGCATAACAGGGGGATTGCGATCATCTGTTTAGGTATAGTTTGGTTACTACAACCATTAAATTTATCACCAGTTATATTTTTAACATGATATTAAAAATGAACACATTAATTAAAACCCAAAGGTTTCATTAAAAACATCAAGATTTGAAGGTGTTGATATGACTGGCTTCACTCAAACAAAAGACTTATACAGCAATTTACGCATCATCATCATGCAACAACAATCAGGCCGGCTGGCTCCCACACGGGCAAGCCATGCCTGGAAAATGGCACTGACCAATCAGGACGTCAATGTAATTAGCGAAGTTCTGGCTGAAATGATTTTTAAGCTGACAATAAACGAGTCACTGTAACTACCGTCACACAAGGACCAGTAGAAATATGAAACAACAACTCAATTCTTCACAGCAGCGCTTCCGCAACGGCGCAGAACGCTATGCCAACCGTTTCGCTACCAGCGCATCACGCAGCAACACCCGCTACAGCCTGAGCGAGACACACGCCACACCTGACGGTCATGCCGTAAAACAGACCGGCAATCATTCCTGGCTGGTTGAGAAAGCAGGCATCGTGATCCACAAATGCCCGCGCAATCCGATCACCGGCAATCACATTTTTACCCTGAGCCGCGGTGATAATCAGTTCGGGCAGGATTTCACATTATACGAAGCCCTGCGCACCGTTGATCGCCTTCTTTGCGGAGGGAATTTTATTAAACAGGCTGAGTTATAGCAGCGGGTTTATCGCCGGTTATTTTTTAACGAGGACTCTGTTATGAGAAAACACACGGCAGAACAGGTAAACGAATTTCTACAGGGATATTACTTCGATAACGAAATTAATCCCCGCGCCAGAAAAACACACTTCGAAGTAATGAAGTGCGGAATATTCAGCGTCCGCAACACCCTGTTTTGTTCAAAAGATACGGGAGCCAGCGAGGACCTTAAAGAACTTAACCGGATGGCGAAACAATTAACGGATGGCATGGTTCCCGAACCCGCAATAATTACGGAGTAATCACGATGAATTTCAGTTATTCATTCAGTGTACCGGAGTCGTTATTTGTTATCACACTGATTGCAGCCGCAATGTTTTTTGCCATCTGCATACTGACACTTATTGATACATGGCGGGAAATACGCGACAGACGTCGTCAGAAAAAAAAACGGGATGCATATAACGCATTTATTCAGCACAAAGAAGAAGTAGAGCGTAAAGCACGCCGCCGTCTTTAGTTAATTAACCGGTTCCGTTAATACACCGCTCACGCGGCGGAATTCGCACAATCTGAATAAGGGAAATAAAAATGATTAATCCGACACTCACCCTCAAAGATAAAGCCCTTGCGGGCGCAATGTTTTTACGCAACTACGCCGCAATGATGGCTGACACTGACAACCCGATGATGGTGCTGTCAGTGGAGCCTCACCTTATCGCCGCAGACGCAATTGAACAGGTGGTACAGGAAAACACCTGTCTGAGAAATCAGCTTGCCACCCTTCAGACAGCAGCTGACCCGGCAAAGGAAAGTGCTGAACACACCTGCCACACCACATTCATCAAAGGGACCCGCGTATGTCTGAAAAACAGTCCGCAGCAACGCGGAACGGTCGTTGACACCCGCACCAGTAGCCCCGCCATTGACCGGGTTTTCGTCCGTTTCGATTCCCCCTTCGAGGAAGACCGCTGGGTAAAGACCAGAAACCTGGAAATAACCCCGACAAATGAAGCTGATTATCCCTGCGCGACACCGCAAAAACCGGATGAAGCCAGGGGGAAAGCCGGAGCGGGCAGCAAGGGCGGCATACCGTCGCCTGCTGAAGGGGGACCGGTCACACGTGCGACGACTGGAGCGGGTACCGCCCGCCCGCGTCATCAACGTCATGTACCGTTACCGGCTGTTAAGTCTGGACGAAGGCCGGACATGGGTACTGCTTAACCATAACGAATACGTGAAGAGGATAAGACGATGTTACAGATGAAATTTAAGCCCTGCTTTATTGACGCATTCCGCAACGGACGCAAGACCACATCCCTTCGCCCGACGGGGTTTGATTGCTACCAGGCGGGCCAGGAGTCAGCAGAATATTTTCATGAAGACACCCTGACCCGCAACATCGTTCTTCCCGATTACAGCGCCGGCGGTACCCTGGTTTTTGAGGAGGGAACCACATTTACCCGCGCATCAGACTTTGCCGGACTCCTGAAAAGACAGCCCTACCGGCAGTATGACAACATTCATCTGGTCACAGAAAACAAGAACGGCGAAACCGTGCCGTTCGCCGTGGCCTTCATTGCCGATATCGGTGTAATACAGGGCCGCCAGATAACCGATGAAGTGGCCGTCAGGGACGGCTTTAACCCTGAAAACCATCCCCGCGACGAACTCTTTGCATTCATGCGGGACACCTGCCACATAGAAAACCCCAAAAACGAAACCTACTGGCGGTACACCTTCACCCACATCGTGATGTTGTCGCAGTGGAGGGCTGACGCATGAAACCCGCCATTATCTGCATTCTGTGCGAGAGCACTGTCACCGGCGACCATTACCGCATCAGGGAACGCCACATCAACCCTGACCGTTCGCTGCTGGACAACATCACCGGCCCGGATGATGAACGCGTGATCTGCCTGAACGACGGCTCGCAGTTACGCGTGCGCAATATCCGGCGCGAAATCACGCTCGAACCCACCCCATTCACACGCGGGAAAAAACCGGAGAGTGACGCATGAAAGGTATTCTGAACCAGCGCTCACCGCTCAAATGGGCGGGCGGCAAATTCAGTATCATGCCGCAGCTGCGCGAATATTTACCCAAAGCCGCCTGCCTGATCGAACCCTTCGTGGGCGGCGGCTCGGTCTTCATGAACACGGATTATGACTATTACGTATTGTGTGACAGCAACCCCACGCTGATTAATTTCTACCAGCAACTGACGACCAACACCACGGAATTAATGGATCGTGCATGGTCGCTCTTTAAGGATGGCGGCACACCGGAAGCCTACAAACGCCATCGCGGGGCATTTAACACCATCGCGCTGGCCACCGACAGATTACGCGGCGAATCCCTGGAATGGGCAGCGCTGTTTCTGTACCTGAACCGCCATTGCTTTAACGGCCTGTACCGCACCAACCAAAAAGGCGAATTCAATGTGCCATTCGGCAAACACCGCATGCCTTATTTCCCCTGCCAGGAAATGCGCCTGTTTGCTGATAAAGCCAACGAGACCCGGACCCGCTTTATTCACGCGGATTTCCGTACAGCCTTCACAATGCCGGCTGAGATCCGCCGTTTTTCTTCGGTGCACGACGATATCGCCATTTACTGCGATCCGCCCTACCTGCCACCGGACGGTAAAGAGGCGTTCACTCACTACAACGGCCGGGCATTTACCCGCAAAGACCACCGTGACCTTGCGGCGCTCATGATGAACGCCTGGCAGCGTTACGGTATCCGCCCGGTGGTCTCCAACAGTGACACCACCGAAACCCGGCAAATCTATTCCTCGTTTGAGCTGCACACCCTGAGCGTTCGCCGCTCTGTTGCTGCCAGCAGCAGCGCACGCCAGCAGGCAAAAGAGGTAATTGGTGTTTATCCGCCAGCCCATAAAAGCCAGCTCCGGGACGTCAATGTGGGCTGGCCGTCTCCCCTTCACGCTCCACACCCCACCACGGAGATCATGCAATGACCGTTATCTATATCGCCGGCCCCATGACGGGAAAGCCTGATTTCAACCGCACCGCCTTCACCATGACAGCGACCCGCCTGAGGATGCAGGGCCATACCGTACTCAACCCCGCAACACTCCCTGACGGGCTGAGATACAGGGACTACATGCTTATCGGGAGCGCCATGCTGCACTGTGCCGATGTGATTTACCTGCTGGATGGCTGGGAGGACTCGCCGGGGGCAAAAGAGGAACACGCCACCGCCCTGAAACTGAATCTGATCATCTCCACACCAGAAAGCCGTAAGGAGGCCAAATCATGTTTCTGAAACCAATGGGGGGACCAGGTAAAGCACCGAAGCACGTCAGTGCATGGACACAACAGGAAGACGAACTGCTTATCTCGCTTTATCAGGATCACAGCACATGGCAAATGGCTGAACGACTTCAGCGAACCCGCAGCGCAGTGATGCACCGGATTCTTTTTTTACGTAATCGCGGGTTGATTGGTCGCAAGAAAAAAGCACCGCTGAGTGCAGAAGCCATCGCCTTTCTCATCAAAAACCGTCACGCAAAAACCGCACGGGAACTGGCCCGGAAGGCGGGATGCAGCGAGTGCACCGTGAGGTACACACTGCATAAACGGGGTTACAGCCTTAAGAAATGCGGCGAGAGCCACCATTGCACCAGATACAGCGATCGTCTGGCTGAGCTGGTTACGGAGCTACGCGACAGACGCAACATGACGTTCTGCATAATCGCGAAACACATCAACATCACGATGCAAATGCACATCAGCGATGATACGGCGTTTCACCTCTACAACCGCCGGACCGCCGCCGACGCCCTGTTGTACGAACTGCTGCCGAACTGAGTGATCATCATGCACACACAAAAAAACCGCTTGCCATGTCGCAATCAGTCAGGTTACATTTCCGCTGCACCTCATAAAACGGGTGCCGGGATTGAGACCCCGCTGACAAACATAGCGCACAACCGCGCCAGCGGTTTTTTTGTGCGTACTGTATCGCCACATCTTTTTCGCACACGAATTATGGTGGGGCGTACGGGGCCGACTTCGGTCGGGCCGGGTTCTATGTTTGCCGGTAGTCTCAACCCTGTACGTCTCGCCACCCCGAGTTTGAGACCTCTGGATGGTGAGTTTTCAAAACTTACACACATAGAGGCCACATCATGGCAAACCGCAAACAACAGCGCGCATACGCTGCGCGTCGTCACATCCAGACTGAAATCAACCGCAGACTTTTCCGCGCCTTCCGCGTCGCGCATATCATGCACATCAATATGCTGCATGAGCACAGTCACGCACTGTCAAACACCTATTCCGCCGCTGTTTTCAGCTATCTGGCGGATGATCTGCGCGGGCTGCGGGACCTCATTAACCAGCACTACCACCACTAATCAACATCCCGAAGCCATCCCGCATCCATACGCGGGAGGCTTCCGCACGTCCGTTTCCGGAGGTTCTCATGAAGAGCGTTAAGGGACTTTCAGATATTCAGGATTTTTTTAACTGGATGTGGGCGGTGGATCCACGCCTCGCTTCCCGTCTCAATGACCTGCACGACTATTACCGCCGCGCCTGTAAACAGGCCGCCAGCAGCGCCACCACATACGGTGACTTTTCCTTCACCGTTGACGACCGTTACCGCGTGGACGTCAGAGACCAGAACAACAGCCTGGAGCTGGGCCTGTTCCACATCAACGGACTCGACAGCAGTGTTATCAGCTGGTCATCGTCAGAAATGGTGCTCGTTCTGGAAATGACCACCCACAGCGTGGTCGTGAAAGGGATTAAAACGGCAGAAGACTTTATCGCTGAATACCAGCGTCTTCTTGTGCTGTACCGGGCTGCATTTCAGAAGGCAACAGCAGGGGAGTAAGCGGAATGAGCCATCACAACACACACCTGGCGTACCCGTGGAATGCCCCGCTGCCGGTTATTGATCCTGAGACGTTCGGCAGAGCGTTACCGCAGAAGCCAACCGCATTACAACGGGCAATCCGGGACTACCTCACCGAAGACATTCGCACTGAGGCCCGGCTGGATGAAGAAACCGTGGTCTTCCTGACAACCACGGACAAAGGCAAACAAATTAATTCACACCTTCACCGGGACGAAGAGCGGCAGACAAGGTTGGATAAGCTGGCACGACACAGACGCGAAAATCCGCCAACGGAGGTATCGGAAGCGATAGCCGAACTTCGCGCCCTGCCACCGTTTCTTGCCAGCGTGCTGATCCGCGATCTGGCACGCCTGAACCGGAAACAGCAAAGCGCCCGCAGCAAAGGTGTAAAAAACAATAGCGCATACGTGGCCGATAACTTCGTTCGCCGTGGACTGCGCGCGCGCCTGAAACGTATCGAACGGGTTAACGACCGCTTTGCAACGCCGGCATTCAAATCCAGTGTCATACGCCATCGCCTTGAAGAGCTGCTCATGCTGCCGCAACTCAGCCGCGACAAGATCCAGCGCATCGCCACACTGACTGCGCAGTTCTTTACCGCAGAATTTGAACGCATATGTGATGAAGTTCCTGAACAGACCGGAAAGAATAATGACAGCCCGGTTATCTGGCTGCTGGCCTACCAGAAGATGGCACGCATAGCCTTAACGCTGGGCGTGATCCCGCCATACTGGCCGGAACTCGAAATCAGGCACAACCGACGCACACCGCCGGACCCTGAACTGATACCGGGTGCGGTACTGCGCATCACCTGCGCGACCTGGTGGAACAACCAGTTACGCCACATCGCCGATCTCTGGCGGGAGGAGTTACTGCGTGCCGCCGGCAGAGTGTCACGTAAACAATCCCCTTATATCAGCCATGAATCACTACTGGAGTTTCGCGAGAAGCGCCAGCGCACCCGTGATTTTCTCAAAAGCTGGGATATTGAAAACGAAGACGGCGAGCGCCTGAGTCTGGAGGAAGTGTACTGGGCGGGCCCGGGGAATCCACGCAACCGCCGCAATGAAATGATGGTCTGCGTCAGAGGGATGGAGATGGTAGCCGAATTGCGGGGTGACGTCGCATTCTTCATCACGGTAACAGCCCCTTCCCGCTTTCACAGCGTGAACGAAGACGGCAGCCTGAACCCGAAATACAACGGTGCCACTGTACGCGATACCAGTGATTATCTGGTTTACGACTTCTTCGCAGCCGTAAGAAAAAAAATCAAAAAAGAGGGGCTGGGCTGGTACGGCGTGCGAACCGCTGAGCCACACCATGACGGCACGCCACACTGGCATATGCTGGTATTCACGTCCCCTGAGAACGCAGAGCGCATCATCGAAATTATGCGCGACGCAGCGATTAAATCAGATCGCCACGAACTGGGGGACGATATTTCGCCGCGCTTTGAATGCGAGAAGATAGATCCGGAAAAAGGGTCGCCGGCAAGCTATATCGCAACCTATATCGGTAAGAACCTGGACGCCAGCGCCTTCCACAACAATGATCCGAAAACCGGAAAACCTTACGTCGATAAGGAATCCGGGAAAACCATGGCGGAAACCGTGGAGAACGCCATTGCATGGGCGAGCCTTCACCGCATACGTCAGTTCCAGTTTTTCGGCATTCCGCCCCGCCAGGTGTGGCGAGAACTCCGCCGCCTTGCAAGCCAGATGGAGCGCAACCCGGCATCACCGAAGCGACTCGATCATGGAGATATTGACGCCATTATGGCCGCCGCAGACGTGGGGTGTTTTGCCACCTACATCATGAAACAGGGTGGCGTGCTTATTCCACGCAACCAGTATCTGGTCCGCACCGCATACAAAACCGCAGACGAAGCTAATGACTACGGCGAATTCCCGCAGCGCATCTACGGAATTTGCGCCCCGTCACTCGGGGAACGGTACACCATCTGCACCCATCCGGATGAGTGGAAACTGGTCAGAAAAGAATCTGACGCCGACAACAGCACGGACGAGGGTTTTGACCTTCGGGGCGGCTTCGCCGCACCTTGGACTCGTGGCAATAACTGTCCCGGTGACGAAAAAACAGCCGGAACCGGCACAGAAAACAGGCAGCGTGGGTCGCGGCTGACGCTTCCGGAAAGCGGCCTGGCGCACTGGTTGCAGACGTTAACCCGTCACGAGCGGAAACAGCTCATCAGACAGCTTAAAAATCAGCCGCCCACCACGGATACCGGACAAAATAACACCAGACCAGCATCAGACACCCCTGTCAGGGTGGAGGTTGTCGTGCCTGTCGACACCACGACCATCGCACAAATCACCCGCGAACTCGACGCGCTGGGTGTGCAGCTGCCTGACGCAGCCATTATTTCCGTGAGTAACGGTGCCCGCGTTCGCCCGGGCGACGGGCGTATCGCGTACTGGAGCGCCACAACCCGCCGTATCGTCATCACACAGGAGTCGTCAGCGGAGGTAAGATCATGACGCGATTTCACTGCACCATGCAGCGTCAGCAGTTCGACGCCGTTATGCGCCAGCGCACGCCAGCCATGACACTGAGAGGCGTAGCCACAAGACCACAGCCCGGGGACGAACTGGAAATCACGGTGGCCAGCCCCGATCGCACCACCACAACCACCATCACCGACATACTTAACAGGCGACCGGGCAGTGAATATCAGAGCTGGACCATTGCCGTTCGCCCACGCCGTTCGCCGGAAGAACCGGAGCCGCTCACCCCGGCCGGAAAAATCATGCAGAAGTACCACGAAGAGCAGGCCCGCAAACACAATGTCGCGCTGGCCAGAACACTGACTGCCGTCAATCGCAAGGCCGCACTGGCGCGAAGGGTCTTTTCATCGCAGCACCCTTCATTCGCCAGACCGGCACAACACAGGAGAGATCCACAATGAGAGAGCAATTACCAGACACCGTGCCAGTACAGGAAATCAAAGAAAATATCAGGCAACAACTTCACGGATTTTATATTACTTATGATTTGTGGCTGAAAAACGGAGCAAATCCAGACGGAATATTTTCGCGAAACTGTGGTTTATGCGCCAGCCTCTGGGATTATCTCGAATTAACGGGTGCTGATAAAGAAGCCGCACTGGAGCTATTGCACATTGATTTCAGAAATGCCGGGCGAACCGCATAGCGGTGAGTCTGTCAGGGCGAGGAAGCGGAAGATCCACCGCCCCACAGAATGGCACTTACGCGCCATCACTGAGCAGAATATCCAGTGCCATTTGCCTTTCGTCTGGTTTAAGGCGCTGGAGCAATGCTTTAACGACACCATCAGTTTGCAGGTCACTGGGTGAAATCACGCGAAGATCGGAAAGATTGAGCGAAAAACGCATATTACAGTCAGAATTAGTGCAGGTGCAATAAACTACCGCCAGCGTTTTTGCGTCATCCTGCCATGCAGTTTTGCGTATAGCCGCCCGGCAGTGACACGCCGGACATTCAATTTTCATCACACCCGCCATAACCCCCCCACAATCTGACCGGTTGCAGGGGTAATATAGTCTTTTTCGGGTTATTTTTCATCAGCCAGCGCAGACACCACATTTTCCACATCTTCCAGCGTAAAATTAAGGTGTAACGACGGGGGGATTTCGGGATCGCTGTTCACAGCCTGCATGAATTTACGGCAGACAGGTGTCACTTCATCCCGTCCATAGGTTGTCCTTGCCTTATCGGGATCGCCAAGTCCGCTCGCATTTTGCGGGATAATACCGGCAAGACCAGCCGGAAAGCGGTGCGCCGTAAGAACATCCTGAGCGCTGATATTCTTCACATTTGAAAACTCATCTTTTTGCTGAATATCCCCAACCGGAATAATTTTAATCCCGTCCGGTTGCCCTTTTGGGATACTGATAAACATGTTACGGAAATTCCCAAGCCCGTTACCGCTCTCTATTTTTTTACGTATAGCTTCTTCAGCCTCAACAGACATATTCGGGTCGGACGCGTACATGATGAACCCCATATGCGCACCGTTGTGATAGTAGCGACGTCTGAAAATGGTCGCCTCACTGTTCAGTAACGCTGAATGAATACCACCGATATAATCAGGCAGTCCATAAATCTGCTGTCGCGGATCATGCATACGTAAAAACACAACATCAGACGGCGAATAGACCAGCGGCTCGCCCTCCTGTAACACGATAAAATCAAGTTGCTTGCTGCGACGCAGATACAAAGACGGTAATGGTGCCAGCGCCACCACCCGTCCCCACCCGTTACGGACCTTCAGAATGGCCACATCACCAAACAGCAGGTAGTCAAAGACAGCCATTTCCATCTGATCGGTCGTCAGTCCACCCCCCTGGTAGCTGGCACACACCATATTTTTGCGTGCATACAGTACGCCGCCATGCTGGGCGTTAAGGTTCGGCAACTGCGCGAGCGCAAGTCTGTCTATTGGTAGTGTCCAGTAGTTGTAGCTACCGTTATACCAGACGTTGATGTATTCCGTGCCGGTAGTCAGTATCGGTTCCGGCTCCCCAAAAGTGATAATATTGCCGCGTCCGGGAGTAAAATTTTCTGTCTGTGCCCGTTTACGCAGGCGTGCGCTTTTACGTTTACTCATGCAGCCTTCCCGAATGCCCACACCGAGGGGCGGTCATATTCATAGTCGAGCGGTTCATTACAGACCGCGTGCGATATGGCAAAAAATACGTCCGCGTGACCGGTCGTTTCGCTGCGTTCGGCGGCGAACGTCATTGCGTTCTGACTGGCAGTCATTACACGGCGGATGGCCATAAATGCCAGCGGGATATCGGCACGTTCTTTTGTCACCTCATCAACCGCATCTTTCACCCACTGGATACGTCGCCGCTCAATGAGGTCAATCATCTTAAGCACCAGTTTATTTTTATTATCAACACTGTAGTTAATCCCCATCACCTCACGCGGTGCGGAGCGTACCAGTTGATCATAAACACCCCGGCCAATACCCGTGATATCCACCCCGATATGCGTAAACCGGTAGCGTTTCATTAATTCTTCAATCTGCTTAACCTGCCAGGTGAAGTTAAGCCCCACCCACTGGTAGACAGCCAGCACGCGAAATTTTTCTTTAGGCTCAACAGGCGGGGCCACAATAACAAATGTTGAGTTATCACCCGTTCGTGACGGATCAAAACCACCCCACACCTCACGATTACCAAAAGGCCGTAATGCGGAGGGGTCGAAGTCCTGCCAGATGCCGAACTCAACCTCACATTTTTCAAGGTCTGAGAATTTAAATACTGTGTCGCGGGAGTCAGTGAACTCACACATGTACAGCATGGCAAACGCCGTGGCGCTGTAGCGGTTACGCAGCTTCTCAATGTTAACTCTGGCACTGAGTCCCTTAGCGCACGCATCCTCCATTGTGATGACATAGCGCCAGATCCCGTCAGGGCAGACCTGTCCACCTTTACGCAATTCCTTGCTGGTCGGGAACTCCGCCGCCTTACGTTTCGGATCGTCGCCCTTCCATTCATCCCCTGTCCACAGCCTGTAAGCCTGGTGCGTTTTAGTGCTGGGGGTTGAAAAATAGGTAATACGGAATTCGTCATGCGTCGCCATCGCTGACGCCACTTCATGCAGGCGGGCAAATTTCGATATCCAGAAGACCTCATCCCCGTACAGGTCGCCACTGTAGGACTGCGCCGTATTGGGATTGGTCGCCAGAAAACGCAGTATCGCACCATTGCTGAGGCGAATCGGGTTGCCTTTAAGCTCGACACCAAAGAATTGCTGCGCAATACTGAGAATATAGAAACGGAAAACTTCCGCCTGGGGTTTACTGGCGGAAAAGAATATCTGATTCTTGCCCGTGAGAACGGCCTTTTCAAACCCTTCCCATGCAAAATAGTAGGTAAATCCTTCCTGTCGCCCTTTCAGAATGAAGCGGAACAGTTCGTCGCCGTGCTCACGCACATATTGCTGATATTCAAACAGATGACCATTCGCTTTTTCATCAAATATTTCTTTTGTCAGTCCGCCGACATCATTTTTACGTAGTCGCTTCCTTTTTTTACCACCTTCGTCATTCCCTTCTTCACTGCTACCCTGTCGGCCATCATTGACCACCACGCCGGTATTGACCATCGCCCGGATCTCTTCCATCCGTTCAGCATGTTTGTTCTTCTGCGCCATCAGCCTGACGTGCTGGGATATCAGGAAGCGCAGCTCTTCAAGCTCAAGCTCGCTTTTACCATCCTTGCAGGTCAGTCGTTCCACTCGCCGAGCGACAGCCACTTCCACCGACTCGGCTGGTAACATTTCATTCCATTGCCCCCGGACAGCCCAGTTATAAACGGTACGCACAGGAAGCCCCAGCGTGGCCGCTATCTCTTTTGGTGTACTGAATTTCAGATACAGGGCGCGGGCAGCGTCCCTGACTTCTTCGGTATATTTCATTCGCCCATCATAAAGAGCAATAACACTCTGAAATATCGTTAAATTTTGGCATTTTTCGCACATAAAATCATATACGAAAAGCCCGGATTCAGAACGAATGAAACCCGCGAAAACAGCCGCAATAATACCGCCAGATACATCAAAAAGCGGTAATGAAATGGCAAAGCAGAAATACACCACTGACTGGATATGCATAGCAACCGAAGGCTACGCCATCGACGGTCGCCCCATTACCCGCGAAATGATCCAGCAGGCCGCTGACAACTACAGCACCGCCAGATACACAGCGATGATCTGGCCTAATCACCCCGTATACAGTCTTCAGGAGCGAGAATTTACCCCCAATCTGGGGCTTGTTTCCGAGCTGGCGGCTAAAGAAGACGCCGGAAGACTGCGCCTTATGGCGAAGCTGGAGCCTAACCAGGCGCTGGTTAACCTTAACGATCGCGGCCAGAAGCTCTTTACCTCGTGCGAGTTCTGGGAGAACTATGCCAACACCGGGCAAACCTATCTGTACGGGCTGGCAGCAACCGACAGTCCGGCAAGTCTGGGAACCCAGCGCATGGAAATCAAATCAGTGGAAAACAACACACAGGGCTCACGTCCGCAGTATGCCGCCGCTGGAAATATTGAAATGTTCAGTCTTGGGCGTCTGACGCTGGTCGCTGACACCCCAACAAACCATCATGAGGATAAATCCATGACTAAAGAACAGGCGAACCAGTTGCTAGCCCAGATTGTCACTCTGACGGCAAAAATTGACGCGCAGGCGAACACGCAACCACAGGCACAGCAACCCGCACCGGCGCAGCCCACGGCATCCGCAACAGCAGACACACAGCCAGTAACCGGGGATTTCAGCGCTCACGCTAATCACGTTGCGGAGCTGAGTGAAAAGCTTTCCGTTGCCACTGACACACTGGCCATCAACCCGAAAGACGACACGGCACGCCAGAACTACACCACCGCCGTGACGGAGCTACAGACCGCACTTAACACCTTTACGGTGCAGCCACAGGATGCTGAAACCGCAAAACTCCAGGCACGTATCGCCGCCCGTAATGGCGGACAACAGCCAGCACCAGCCGCAGCGCAGAATTTCAGTACCCGAAAGACGGAAAAAGATGATGAGGCCGACGCCGCCACACTGACAACGCTTACCAGTGCAATCGAAAATCTGAGCCAGCGTTTTTCGGCCATTGAAGCCCGGCGCACACCGATGCCGGGCGTAGCACCCGGCGGACAACCCGCACAGTTTGAGCCGCTGTAAGCGGTCGTTGAGAAAAACAGACAAAAGGACCAACCGGAGAAAAAACCAATGGCCGCACAGATGTTATCACCACAGGCGCAAAAGTTTTTGCGTAATTACGCCATTTCGATGGCAAAAGCCAATGGCGTATTTACAGCACAACAGTTTTTTACCATCAGCCCACCGCGTGAAACCCTGCTACGCGATGCCCTGATTGAGAATGCCGACCCGTTCATGGGCAAGATCACCGTCATGCTGGTCGAACAGCTTGTCGGCCAGGTAGTCAGTACCGGAATTCCGGGGTTGTATACCGGGCGCAAGAAAGACGGACGCTTCAATAAAGCGCTGGGGAGTGAAGGCAACGAGTACAAGCTTTACGAAGTGGATTCCGGTTCATTCCTGGACTACACCACCCTGACCAACTGGGCAAACGCAGGCACCGAAAACGAGTTCTATAACCGTCTTCAGGCGTTCTTTTACAAGTCAGTCACCAACGACCTGTTACGCGTGGCACTGAACGGTACACATGCCGCAGATGAAACCAATCCTGATACCTGCCCGAACGGGGAAGATATTCACCCGGGATGGCATCAGATTGTTAAAGCGCGCACACCAAAACAGATCATTACTGACAAGGTCGTATTGAACCGTACAGGAACCGGGGCTGATTTTACGTCTGTTGATGCTATTGCCGCCGATGTAATCAATACCTGCATTCCACCCGAATTCCGTCAACACCCGGATCTGGTTGTACTGGTATCACAGAACATTATCGCAGCAGATACGGTCAGTATGCTGAACCGCATCGACCGCCCGACAGAAAAAGTCGCCGCCCAGCTTATCAACCGTGAGATCGCCGGACGCAAGTCATTCAGTCCGCCATTTATGCCGGATAACCGCCTGGTTGTCACCACGCTCTGGAATCTGCATATGTACTTCCAGCGCGGAACACAGCAACGCCGTGCCGAATGGATTGATGACCGCAAACGCTTCGAAAACAACTGGCTGCGTATGCAGGGTTGCGCCGTGGAATATGACGCACTCTACGGTTCGTTTGACAACATTGAACTGGCAGGACTGCCATCACCTGAACATGCGAAACCAAACCAGGCAGCGTAACGGACTGACGTATGCAGACTCCGGCGCAAAAGTTCAGAGCCAGACTGGCCGCGCAGCAGGCAATGGAACACCGCGAGGCACTGACCGTACGCGACAGTCTTCATCTGCAACTGGCGCAACTGGAAATCGACTGCAGGGCTGTGAGCAGTTGCGCCACCAACGCCGATCGTGTGGCATTCAAGCGTGAATCCCTGCTGCCGCGCTGGATGCCGACGATTGAGGCGTGGCTGCAAAGCGGCGAGGAGTACAAATACATCCCGTTTACCTGGTGCATCGTCTGGCTGTTTGATACCGGCGAAATGGACAAAGCTCTGGAATGGGCCGATATCGCCATCGGACAGAATCAACCCATGCCACCACGCTTTGACCGTGATTTGCCAACGTTCGTCGCCGATGAGGTCATGCAGTGGGCACAGATTCAGTTTGATAAAGGCCTTTCCGTCGAGCCCTATTTCAGCCGCGTGATGAGCCATATCGAAAAAGACTGGACACTGCACGAAGAGATAGTTGCCAGATGGTACAAATTCGCCGGTCTTAACCTGTTACGGGACAGCGATGGCAAACCGACAACCCCGGCCGCCATTTACGACGTGGCGAAACTACGTAGCGCCGATGAGTGGATGGCCCGTGCGCACAGCACCACTCCCAAAGCAGGTGTTCGCGCCATACGAAACAAAATAGCCGCCCGTCTGCGCGCATTACGGGCGGTATAACGAAAGCCCCACGGCTTCAGGCGGGCACGGTGAGGATGACACGCACAAGCGTCAGTCATGCCGCGGAACCGTTCGCCCGACCTGACCTACACAGAGAATCAGCCATGAACCTGAAACCAGGCTACAGCACAGACCAGAACACAGACACTGCTACAGGCATGCTTAAAAATGATGGCTTCTGGCCGGATCTGTCCATGGCTGATTTTCGCAAAAGCCGAACTATCCCACTGGATATCCCTGCATCACTGGCAGAACAGGCGTTATTGTCTGCCATCTTTGAGGTGAACACCGCACTGACCGGTGTGAAATCCCGCTACGTAGTGCAGGGAATAGCGCAGGCGGCGGACGTGGAAGGCCCGCAACTTAACGGAGAAAGCGCCCTTTGCGCACAATACAAAAAAGCGGTCTTTGCCCGCGCCAAAGCCGATCTTCTCGGTGAGTTTACGGCGGTGAACACCCGCCACGCCGACAGCAATATCGACAGTAATGACACCCGCGAAACCCTGCTTGCTGAAGCGGCCTTTGTGCTGCGTGCTATCCAGGGCGCAGGCCGTGTGGGAGTGTACATCTTATGAGCCAGTTCGACAGCCTTTATGCATATCTGCGGCAGGTGTTTGACATTTCCGTGTTTGACAATACCGGCTTTGATTCGTGGATGAGTGATATTCGTCTTTTGCCCGCAGAGAAAGACATGGGGCTTGGACAGATAAGAATGGGTATTCGCCAGTACAACGCCGTGTTCGACTGGCAGCGCTGGCCATGGCGTCAGGTTGACCCTGATTTGCTGTTATGCGCCCTACTTGTCTGGCGGGACGAACAGGCTAATGACTACTACAGCCAGCTTGAGCTTGATGCGCCGGATGTCAACATCGAACCCACGGACGACAACATTGCAGAAGTGACTGTCAGTATGCCGCTCGCTGACCCCATCATTCTGATCCCGGACGAGGCCGGTTTTATCATGATGGGCGGCATCCGTTACCGGCTGGATAAGCCAGAGATCTGGGTGGCAGAAAATATCACTGTATCCACCATCAGGGCAGGGAAATAAACAATGGACATCTCCCTGCACGGCGAACTTAACCGGACACAGCTTAAGCAGTTGCAGACAATGCTGGCCAACGGTGAGCTCCCCCCGGCAAAACAACAGCGTCTGCTGCAGCGTATCGCAAAACGCGGCGTTATTCCGGCCGCAAAGCGCCATGTTCGCGAACAAAAGAATGTTGATGGCAGCAGTTTTGCAGAACGCCGCTATGGCAACAGACCGCTGCTGAAGGGGCTCCCTAAATTTCTGAAAGTGCACGACATGCCATCAGCGAAATCGGTGCGTATATACGCAGCAGGCAGGAGCTATCGCCAGCCCCACAACCACAGGGAAATCAGCGTGGGTGCAGTGGGATATATCCAGAGCCATGGCGTTACGTTCACAGTGAACGCATCGCAGCTGAAAACCGACGCGATGGAAAAAGCCAGCAAGGAACCCTGCTCCCGCCGTCAGGCGATAAAGCTGCGCAAGCTGGGCTATACGGTGAGCGGCAAAAAAAGGGGGACGCGCCGCAAACCATCAACGGCAGATATCCGGACGTCGCTCACGAAAGGGCAGGCAGGCGTGATTATCCGCAGCATGGAAGGCATACCATCCAAAAGCTACTGGACGATAACCATCCCACCCCGTCAGTTCCTTGGTGTCAGTAACGAGGAATTTGCACGGATACTGTCCCGCCAGTTGCAGGGCATCAATTATGGCTGGCAGACAAAGCCGCAGGACATTAAGAGGAAATAACCCATGACGTTTCCACAGGTCACAATTAATCAGCTCAACACCCACAGCGGAAGCAAGCGTGGGATCGCCTGCACCCTGCTGATGGTGGGCGAGCATACAAAAGCCATTCTCCCGACACCGGTTACAGCACAAACCGATCTTGACTCGCTGTTAGGAACAAAGGATTCATTGTTACGCAGTAACGTGCAGGCGTTTCTGGATAATGCCGGACAAAATGCCATGATCTGGCTGGCAACCGTGCAGACACCCCAGCCTTCTGGTCAGACCCGAACGTGGGCTGATGTGGTTATGGATGCACAGGCCACCCTCTCGGTGGAAGGCGTTGTCGTTGTTCGCGCTAACGCCTCAGGTAACGATATCGACAAAGCGCAGCAACTGCGCAGCAAACTCAATAACACCTTCCAGCGCTGGACATGGTTTATCCTAGCTATTCGCGGCTGCGGAACAGGCGAGAAGTGGTCAGAATACGTCACCGCCATGACCGGACTACAGAAAGGCATTGCCGCTTACGCGGTGCAGCTTACCCCGATGCTGTTCGGCAATGAACCGGGGATACTGGCCGGTCGCCTTTGCAATCCATCAGTGACGATTGCTGATTCCCCCGCCCGTGTTGCAACCGGCGCACTGGTCAATATGGGCCGCAACGATAAACCGCAGGACAGCGACAAGCGCGAACTGGACATTGCCACCATCAGGGCCCTGAACAGGGCGCGTTTCAGCGTACCAACGTGGTATCCCGACTACGAAGGTTACTACTGGGCCGACGGCGTCACGCTCGATGTGGACGGTGGCGATTATCAGGCTATCGAATATCTGCGCGTTGCCGATGAAATGGCCCGTCAGGTGCGTTTGCTGGCTATCCCAAAAATCGCCGATCGCTCACTGAACTCCACCCCGGCAAGTGTGGCCGCGCACCAACAGCTTTTCGCGAAGCCCATGCGCGACGGCGCAAAGAGCCTGAAAATCAACGGCACGGTATTCCCTGGCCTTTGCATGTCACCGCACGACGGCGACGTAAAAATCTCATGGCCGGAAAAAGACAAAGTGCAGATTGCGATCGTGGTTCGCCCGTATAACTGCCCGAAAGAAATCACCATCAGCATCATGCTGGACGAAAGCGGAGAGTAACCCATGAACACCGAACGCATCAGTGGTATGAGCTTTGACACGTCATTTAATGGCCGCATCGTTCACGTAAAAACCGCCACCCTTGATATTACCGACAACACCAAAGCCATTCAGGAGCGCGGTGTACCTGATGGCTGGGTACGCGGCGACGTGGAAGCCGGCGGTGAAATTGAACTGGATACCGTTAACTTCCAGCTTCTTGGTGAAGCCGCGCGTGAAGCAGGGAGCTGGCGCGACATCGAAGAAGCCGACTTTCTCTTCTTTGCCCGTGCAGCAAAGACAGAACTCAGGGTGGAAGCCTTTGGTTGCAAACTGCTGATCAGTAACCTGCTGAATATCGACAGCAAGGGCGGTGACAACATAAGCCATAAAATCAAATTTATGGTGACTTCGCCGGAGTTCGTCAAAATTGACGGTGTTCCGGTTCTCAGCGCCACCGATGTTCGGGACATCATGAACCAATAGGAAAGACAATGCAAAGCACCCCCCACAACTGGAGCGACTGGCTGGCGATAATCAAAGACTGGTTACGTGGTGATATCCCTCTTGACAGTCTGCTGATGACTGCCGTCATTGCAGCACTCAGAGTGTTTTACACAGGCCGCAGCTGGCGTCGTCTTTTGCTTGAGGTGCCGTTGTGTTGCCTGCTGGCCGTGGCGGCATTCACCCTCATTAAGCCGGTCCCCGTCGCATGGCTGACCGAAGACTGGCGCGTCGGTATCGGTGCCGCAATTGGCCTTATTGGTGTTGAACATATCCGGGCACTGGGTGTGTTCATCACAAAGAAATTTGCAGGGAAAAGTGACGAATGAAAATTTCAGACAACGGGCTGGCCGCACTTAAACGCGAAGAAAACTGCAAACTGACCGCTTACCCCGATCCGCGCGGCGTATGGACCATTGGTACAGGTCACACAGGAAAGGTTGATGGTGTCGCAGTTCACAAAGGCATGACCATCACCCAGGACACCGCCGACAGACTGCTACGCGACGATCTGTCATGGGTGGAGCACTGCATCGCTGAACGGGTAACAGTTCCGCTGAACCAGAGTCAGTATGACGCGTTGTGTAGCCTGATTTTCAATATCGGCGCTGACGCTTTTATCGGTTCCACCGTTCGCCGTCAGTTAAACGCCGGCAACTACACCGCCGCCGCTGATGCTTTCCTGAAATGGAGCCGCGCAGGCAGTAACCCGACAATTCTGGCCCCGCGTCGCGGACGTGAGCGGGCAATGTTTCTGGGACAGAGGTAAGGCCACATGAAACGCGCAACACTCGCCTTTATCGTCTTCATGGTCGTCGCCGTGGCCGTGCTCGGCTTCACAGCTGACTACTGGCACAACCGCTTCACCAAGGCAGAAAAAGCCCGCCAGAAAGCCGTAAATCTTGCCGACACCCGACAGCAGACCATTGACGACATGACACTGCGTCAGCGCCAGAACGCCGCGCTTGATGCGAAATACACAAAGGAGCTCGCCAATGCAAAAGCTGAATCCGAAAAGTTACGCGCCGATCTTGCTTCTGGCCGTCGCCGGTTGCAGCTCCACGCCGTCTGTATGCCCGCCGCCACGCGTGATACCACCGCCACCGGCTCAACTGATGCAACCGCCGCCCGACTTACTCCGGACGCTGAACGGGATTATCAGCATCTCAGAGCCGAAGCGAAAGCCGTCGTTGCACAAGTGAACGGCCTGCAACAGTACATTACTGAACAATGTCATTAAAAAATGGCACCACTCACCGGGGAAAATAGCATGAAAGACGAAAATACCACCATCATCACCCTGACCGTCGCAGGCGAGGACATTCGCTTCGCCCCGACCGAAGCTGTCTACAACAAGTTCGTGAATGAAATAACGATGGATAACAAGGTGGCGCCAGCCAAAAACTACCTGATGCGCTGCGTACACCCGGAAGACAAAGAGAAACTGGAGAAGCTCATTCACCGCCCGGGAGCAGCCCTTCAGATGGCAGCAAAACTCAATGAAGATTTTGCCGTCAATCTGGATATCACCGTAAAAAAATAAAGGCGGCACTGTCCGGCATTGAGCGCAACGGCTACGCGCAATATCTGGTATTACGCCGCCACTGGCTACCGGATGGCGAGGACACACCGGAAGACATTGCCGCTGCGGTCTGGCTGGACAACCGTTATTTCGAAAACATGAGTGTTGCCGTCAATAACGGCATTGCGAGAGCATTTAAAGGTGGGTAATGGCTGCTGAACTTGATTTTACGCTAAGTCTGGTTGATAAGCTGACGAGACCCTTAAAACAGGCGCAATCGGCTGTGACCGGATTTGCTGACAAGGCAACAGCCGACTTTAAACGTCTCGGTTTTGGTGTGGCCGGGTTATGGGGGGCTGCTCAGGGAATAAAAGGACTGGTCAACCCCGCCCGCGACATGGAAGCCGCGCTGGCCGAAGTCAGCTCGCTGGATGTGGCAAATAAAACACTCGATCAGCTGCGTAAAACTTCACAGACGTTTGCCATTAACTACGGCGAAAGCGCCAGCAATTTCGTCCGCAGCGCCTACGATATCCAGTCCGCCATCGCAGGACTTCAGGGTGACGAACTGCCAAAATTTACTGAAGCATCCGCCATTCTCGCCAAAGCCACCAAATCAGACACGGCCACCATTACTAACTATATGGGCACCATGTACGGTGTTTTTAAAAATACCGCAGAGAAGATGGGGCGCACGCAGTGGGTTGAACAAATTGCCGGGCAGACCGCAACCGCCGTTCAGGTGTTCAAAACTACCGGTAATGAAATGTCTGCTGCCTTTACTGCGCTGGGTGCCAACGCGCAGGCAATGAAGGTATCTGCCGCTGAACAGTTCGCCGTACTGGGACAGCTCCAGTCCACCATGTCAGGCAGCGAGGCGGGAACCAAATATAAATCATTCCTGGCGGGGATTGGGAATGCGCAAAAAGTGCTGGGGCTGAACTTTACCAACCGGGACGGCAGTGCCAGAAGCATTACCGGTATCATCGACCTGATTAAAGGAAAGTTTGGCGATTTGTCAAAAGTGGCAGATGCAGACCTGCTGAAAAAAGCCTTTGGCAGCGATGAAGCGGTGTCCATGATTAAACTACTGGCCGGAGATGTTGACGGGCTGAAACGGAACATCAATACATTAGGTAACATCAAAGGCATGGATAAAGCCATCGAAATGGCGAAAAAGATGGTTGACCCGTGGGATCAGGTTAATTCTTTACTGGAGCAGGTTCGCGTCAGCATCGGTCTGCGGCTCGATCCCGTCTTTGCCCCGTTCCTGCAAAAAATCATCACCGGCGGGAAAGCCTTCATGAAATGGCTGGATACGTTCCCCAATATTGCCCGCTGGCTGGGATATATCACTGCAATGACCCTCGCCTTTGCCGCAGCAGGGGCGCTTGCCAGTATCACGATGGGGGCCTTCGGCTTTATCATGACCGGGCTCAGCGGAATTGCTGGCGTGCTGAAAGGCGCATGGAAAGGACTAATCTTCACCCTGGATTTATTACGCCCCTCCCTGCTTTCAACCCGTCTTGGCCTGATGGGGCTATGGATTCAGGAAAAAGCCGTCTGGGTGTGGTCAAAGCTGGTCGCTCTTTGGGCAGGGATCTGTAAAGCAGCGATCGTAGCCTGGAACGTAGTGTTACGTGCGGGCGCGGTTGCAATGCGCCTGTGGGGCGTGGCGACGGCATTCGCAGGCGGTGCGCTTCAACTCCTGATAAGTCCCATAACCCTGATTATTCTCGCCATTGCCGCACTTGCCGTAGGGATCTGTCTGGCTATCAAATACTGGGACAGTATTAAAGCCGCCATCATGGACACGGAAGCTTTCAGTGCCCTGCTAAAAGTCATTAACGCTGTGGTGGGCTGGTTTGATGATGCATGGAACAGCATTAAAGCCGGATGGGACAATCTGACGAACTGGTTTAAAAATTTCTCGCTGGCCGACACATTCGGCAATATCACAGCTGGAATTGGCAAGCTCTTTGACGGCATATGGGATTCCATTAAGAGCGCCTTTACCGGGACATGGAACTGGATAGCAGAGAAGCTCAACAAAATCCCCGGTGTCAATATCAGCACCGCACAACAGACCGTCGCACCGACACCCGCCCCGGAGCTTATCACTGGCAACCGTAGCGCCGCCATCCAGGGCGGGCCGGTAAGTCACCAGATAAGCAACAACCGGGGCGACAAAGTCACCAATAACAACGTTAAGCAGGATATCACACTGCACGTTGACACCCTGGCGACACCGGGACAACTGGCGGAATACAGCGAACTGGCAGCGGGGTGACAAATGAGTACGAAATCACTTTATATCGACCTGCTCATTACTGACGGCGATCTTACGTTCAACTCCGCCAGTGAGCCGGTCTTGTGTGACAACCGCCAGAGTATTGCTCAGGACATGATTCACGCCCTGATTGAAAGTGGTCTGCCCTGTCGTCTGATTGCGGAGAACAGCCCCACACTCAGGGCCGACCTGTTCACGCAAATGGTGATACTCCTGGAGGAGGATGAACGCCTCATTCCCGGCTCCGTATTTATTGACGAAGAGCAACGCGGCCAGCTCCTTGTTACCGCCGATACCTACGATTTTGGTCAGTTAAGCCAGGGGATGCGCTATGCAGAATAATATCGACTTCAAAAACATACTGCGCGAAAGCGGAATGCCGGTTGATGAACAGACCGTACGTGACACCCTGCAACAGGTGGCAGATGATGAAAAACTCATCACCAATACGTCGCGCATGTCGCCATTCTGGCGGCTGATTCAGTTGCTGGTTATCACGCCGTATGTGTGGATTGTTGACACACTGGCTGACAATGTACTGCATAATCTGTTTCTGATGACTGCCAGAGGGCCGTTCGTTGACCTGTTCGCTGCCGCCCTCAAGCTTACCCGCAAGGAAGCCACGCGTGCGATCGGTAAAATCATTTTTACCAAAAACAACCAGAATGACAGTGTGACCGTACCGGCTGGCACACTGATTCAGACGGAGCGTATTAACGGTGTGATTTATTCCATGGCGACCCGCGAGCAGGTAATTATCCCCGCAGGCACGCAAAGCACCCTTATTGATGTGATCGCCACCGACAGCGGTACGGCATTCAATCTGGCACCAGGCTATTACCAGATACTCCCCAAAGCGATTAACGGAATTGCGTCTGTACGTAACGGTGATAACTGGCTGACCATACCGGGCGCAAACCGCGAAAGTGACGACGAACTGAAAGATCGTTGCCGTAACCAGTTTAACCTTGCCGGCAGTTATCACACTGACGCAGTTTACCGCAGCCTGATAGCTGCACAGGCCGGACTGACCATCGATCGCATCTTCTTTTTACATGACGCCCCGCGAGGACCTGGTACAGCTAATGCCTACCTGCTGCTGGATACCGGGGTTATTTCGCAACCCTGGGTTGACAGCGTGAATGATTACATCATGGCACAGGGACATCACGGCCACGGCGATGATATGCGTTGTTTTGCCATGCCGGAAACCCGCCACGATCTGGCGGTTACGGTGTATGTTGAAAACCTTTCCAATATCAGCAAAAACGATATCGACGCCCTGAAATCAGGCACTGAAAACCTGATTCGTTGTGCATTCCGTGAAAACAGTAACTACGACGTAACCCGCACATGGCCATACAGTCGCTTTTCATTCTCGCAACTGGGACGCGAACTGCATGACACCTTTCCTCTGGTGGGATCCGTGACGTTTTCCCTTGAGGATATCATCAGCGATCTGAACGTACCCCGCCTGAACACACTGATAGTTGAGGTGAAGAATGCCTGATAAATCACCGGACATTAAGTTGCCGTCATGGCTGAATCGCGGCGATGTGCTCCGCCTGAAAAACACCTTTATCCGTTTCTGGGGAAAGGTGCACAACTGGGTAACATGGCCACTGAGCCAGACCGACCCACTGACATGTGCGGAATCCATTCTGAACCTGACAGCCTGGCAATATGATATAGCCCGTTTTGACGGCGAACCGCTCACGCTGTACAGAAAGCGTGTCAAATATGCCTTTATCAACGCACAGGACGCGGGCAGCGCGGCGGGATTCAGGGCAATTTTTGAACGACTGGGGATCGGTTATGTGGAGATTCAGGAGCGCCAGCCAGGCACAGACTGGGATGTTGTTCTTTTGCGCCTGACAGACAACCAGATCTCAGAAAATACAACATTACTCAATCAGATAATTCGCCAGTACGGTCGCACCTGCCGCCGTTACCATCTTCAGATAATCACATCCACGGATTGTGTTATCGGACACGGATACTGGCATGGCAGCTATCACTATTTTTATGCACCGGAGATGAAAAATGACCCAGAGCGCTATCACTTCAGCATTTGAGCGCCTGAAAGCGCAGGAAGCCGCAGGCGGCAACCGTATCATCATTGATCAGTTTGTATTTGCAAATATCCCGGATCTGAACATTGCCGACACGCCGTCTGAAAACGAACCATTGCCCCCCGATGCACAGATAGTTCACCGCCAGAACGTTGATCGCAACGGAATGGTAAATGAGAACACCGTCGCCTACTCCGTTACCCTGCCGGAGTCCACGGGTGATTTTACTTTTAACTGGCTGGGTCTGGTAAGCAGCACCACAAATACACTTTGTATGGTGGTATATCTTCACCCTCAGAAAAAAATAAAAACCGCAGACGGCAAACAGGGTAATACCCTGATTTATTCTGAAATTATGGAATACGCCGGAGCCAGCGCCGCAACCGGCATCACCACGCCAGTAAGCACCTGGCAGATTGATTTTACGGCACGGCTTCACGGCATGGACGAGGCCACCCGCAAAGCGGCGCTGGATATCTACGGGCCTGGCCTGTTCTTTAATAACGCCTTTAAACTCACCGCTCAGGCTACCGGGCAGGCGACCTTCGCGCCGGGTATTGCCTATCTGCGCGGATTACGTGTGGAGCTGGATGAACAAGGCACACTGACATACGCCACCGGAATTTCACAAACTGTTTATGTTGACGCGGCATTAACCGGTACCCTGACCGGGGAAAATAAAGCCATATTCAGCCTGACGAGTCAGAAAACAGCCGACTATACCGACAGTTCAGGATTTGCCCATTATGTCGAACCCATCGCCACAATATCAGACAGTGGCGAGATCACCGATATACGAAAAACCCGCAAACCATTAAATGACCGCCTTGATGGCGAATACCTGACCCGTAACGGGAACCTGAAAGAAATTGCTGACAAAGGTGAACAGGCCCAGTCTGATGCCAGAAAGCATATGGGCCTCGGCGACAGCGCCACCCTTAATGTTGGCACCGCGCAGGACACTGTAGCCGCAGGTGACGACATCCGCATCACAGGAGCGCTGCAAAAAAATCAGAACGGAGCAGATATTCCCGATAAACCGCTGTTTATCCAGAACGTTGGTTTACAGGAAACGGTAAACAAGGCTGATAACGCTGTCCAAAAGACAGGCGATACCTTGTCCGGTGGACTTACTTTTGAAAACGACTCAATCCTCGCCTGGATTCGGAATACTGACTGGGCGAAGATTGGATTTAAAAATGATGCCGACAGCGATACTGATTCATACATGTGGTTTGAAACAGGTGACAACGGCAATGAGTATTTCAAATGGAGACACCGCCTCGCTGGCGGCCGGGTTAAAGACCTGATGAATCTTAAATGGGATTCACTAAATATTCTGGTTAATGCCGTCATTAATGGTTGTCTTGGAATTGGTACGACGAATGCGTTAGGTGGAAGTTCAATCGTTTTAGGAGATAACGATACCGGGTTTAAACAAAATGGCGATGGTCTGCTTGATGTTTATGCGAATGGTCAGCGAGTATTCCGTTTTCAGAATGGTGTGACTATTGCTTTTAAGAATATTCAGGCCGGAACTGCCAGAAAATTCACGTTATCCAGCGCCAACAACTCCACGAAAAATGCAGCGTTTTATTTGTGGGGTAATCCATCCAGGCCTGTTGTTGCAGAGCTTGGTGATGATTCAGGCTGGCATTTTTTCAGCCAGAGGAATACAGATAACAGCATCACGTTCGCCGTAAACGGACAGGTAATTCCGTTAAATTACGGAAACTTCGATGCCTGCTATAAATATCGAACAGAGGGGGTACAGGATGTACGGTATGGCCATGAAATGTATTACACCCCCGGCAGTAACACCGTTTCGTGGACATTTCGCTCACCTTCGGGACACGGGCTGTCAGGGATATCGATATCGGATACCGGCCGTAACTCAGCGGATAACGTCAACGGTGTGTATTACCG